CGAGATACTTGCGGGTATTCTCAAGAGTAGCTGCCATTACTGAACGCTTGTTACCTTGTAGACCTTCTAACAGGGCCTCTTTGGTTTCCGACCAGCGTGACTCTAGTAATTGTGACATATTAATTTCTCCTTAAACTTTAAGTCCCGCAAGCCTGCGGATGTCAAAAATTTCAGCGGTTTTTTCTTCACCGCTAATTGTTTGTGCCTGCTTGTTGCCTGTAACTTCTGTTGCCTCTGTTAGTGTTGACTTTTTGACAGATTCTCCACCATTCATTACTGCTGGTAGATATTTGTCGTATGCATTACGTAGTTTTTCTGTTTGTACAGATTCAAGTAATTGACTCATAACTTTACGTTTGTCGCCGGCTAATGGTCCTAGCAATTCGCTCATAACTTCCTTGCGAGCGGCCATGTCCTTTGCTACACGTAGTTCTGCATCTTTACTTTCAACTAGCTTTTGTGCATCTGCTACAATTTTTACTGCTTCTTCAACTTCTTGTTGCTTTTGAGCAACAACTTTTAGAAGTTTAGCAGTTTCTGATTTTTCGTTGAGATGACTTGCAGCGTATTCGCTGGCAAAACTTTCAAAAATTCTGCGACCAAAATCATTCTTACGTGCTGCTTCAATGTCCTCACGTAGCTGAGTCATTTCTGAACGTAGGCCTTTGGCCACTGTTTCTTCAATGATCTTAGCTGAACGGGTAATAAAATCTTTCTTAATCTGTTCAAATTTGGCCTTGCTCTCACGAACTAGGCGTACTTTTGTTTCAGCAAGGTCTTTCTTGTCTGCATGGAATTCTGCAATTTCTTTTGCTAGGCTATCCACGATAAAAGATTCTAATTGAGCTACATTTGCTGCTACACGCTTACGATCTTCGTGAAGTTCTGCAATTTCTTTACGTAGATTGTTTAATACGAAAGACTCAAATGCCTTAGCATCTGAACCCATCTTTTCTACATAACGTGCTCTTGCATCAATTAGGCCCTGACGATCTTCTGCAAGTTCTCCTAGCTCTGCTTTTAGGCGATCGGCTAGCATACTTTCTACAGCTTCGACTAGAGCTGACTTATCATGCTCATATTTCTGAGCAAATTCTTCACGTAATTGTGCTGTGACTTGATCACGGTTTTCTTGAATTCTGCTTTGCCAAGCAGCTTCAATTTCCGACTTAATTTCTTCGGAAATCACATTGTTCTCAAACAATTGTTTTACGATATCTAGCATGTGATTCTCCTACTGTTATTTGAGACCTCTGATGATTTTCACCAGACTCTCAGCTAGGTATTTCTGTGCCTTAGGGTCGCCTTGAACTTCTTGTGCTATTTTTAATGCCTTATATCCACCTGTGTTGTTCATCAAGTGTTCGTATACTGGTGTAGGATATGCTCCTGGTGCGCTAGGTTGAGCAACAATGTCTACAGTAATAATTTCAAATCCTTTAACATTGCCGCCGTCATCAACTTCGCCGCTCCCTCTGCTAGACACACCTAATTTAACTCCCGACGTGAGCATAGTTTCAATTAACTTACCCATAGGTGTAGGGAGAATTTTAAGTTTTCCGTAGCCGTTAGGACCGTCCATCCACATCTTGGTGATCATATGAGATACACGATCAAGATTGATTTTTAAATCCTGCGGGTGATCAACTTCGCCTAGCACAGAGTATCCACCAGAGATCTGTTCGTTAAGCGTCTTGACAGCCTTGCCAATTTCATGAGATGAATAAACACGTTGGTTTTGATTACGGATATCTCCCTGAATGCAGATTCCGTTTAGGTGCAAGGATTTACTTGCACCTTCACCTTCGCTCTCAAGAACAATCTTGGCCTGGTCAAAACTCAAATGTTCTGCTAGAGTAGTTTTCACCATTAGGTCCTATTATCTACGGCCACGGAAAAGGCTTTGCTTATTATCAGCATCCTCTTTAGCACCTGCTTTTTCTGCACCGTGTCCTGGCTCTTTCTTGCTGAAAGCTTTACCAGCCTTGCCACCTGGTACATTAATATTGCCGGTGTTCATATCTTTTGTTGAAGGATTTAGTAGGCCGCCTTTTGTGCTGGCGCTTTCTGGTTCAACATCTGCACGTAGCATGTTGGCAGTTGTACCGCCCATATCATTTTTGCCTGCTACTGTGCTTTTTGTGTTAGCACCGCCGTCTTCTGCTTTACCCTTCTTTTCTGCGCCATGACCGTCGCTTACTTTTTCTACATACTCGCGTACTGTGGCTAGCTGTGGTTCTACAGCATCTTTCATTTCTTCGCCTTCGCCGCCCATATCGCCGCCCATAGCGTCAAATTTAGCTTGTAGTTCGTCGACAATTGCGTCTAGATCTTGAAATAATTCAGCTGGCTCTTTATCGGCTAAATCACCTTCTTCCTCGCCTTCTGGACCCATTTCACCTTCTAGATCGTCAGTTGCGTCGCCGCCCATATCTGGCATTTCTTCGTCGTCGCCTTCAAAGGCAACGTCTTCAAATTCTTCATCTACTTCTTCGTCATCGGATTTAGCAGCTTCTTCTACTTCTTCATCATCGGATTCAGCAGCTTCTTCTACTGCTTCGTCTTCGTCCTTATCAGCAGCTTCTTCCATTTCTTCGTCTTCTTCTGCGGCTTCATCTAGCTCTGCATCGATTAGACTTTCATAGATTTCACGAGACTTTTCTACAACATACTCATGAAATAGTTCTTCAGCTTTTGCTGTATCTTCGTTGACCAGATGCTCAAGCATCTGCTCTAATTTCTTTTTATCTGCCATGTTTATTTCTCCTTAAAGATGGTTTGGCTGTCGTGCTTTTATTTAACACACAGTTTATAAAATACCTTTAAATGGCAGTTTTTTGATCGTTTTGCTGTTTTTAAATATCAATTAACTCAAATTTACTATTAAACTCTTTGTAAGTTATATGCTTCAAATTCGAGTGTTGATAGCCTAACTGATCCGGCATAAATGCACCGTCTTCTACTACTCTGACAAATTTTATTGTTTTAAACTCTTTAATAGTTTTTTCAGTTTGGCTTAGCCAATTTCCGTGATAAGTTGGAGAGTCGTTGCTTTTTTTATAGTTAAATGTATCGGCATAAACATTGTTAAATTTACCGTTTACACCAGCGTAATCGAATCCTAATATGTAAATTGTTTTATGTCCCTTACTAGCTGCAAAATGTAAGGCTGTTGGTCCGCTACTCCATCCTTTATGCGGACTGAAAAAATTTACATTTCCTTTAGTTTTTACACCTTTATTTGGATTAGTCCAAACTTGGTTTTTCTTATGGTAACCAGCATCTATAATTTCGTTGATCATTTTAACGTCAACTGCTATTAGGACATCCGGATCAAACTCTCTGTATAATGCGTTGCATCCGTAGATTATACCGTGCTGTTTAAGGATTTTAAGATCAGCGTTTAATCTACTTTTACCGTTACCTAGGACAAATGCAATATCATTCCTGTGGTTCTGCTGCTTCTGGTGGTGTTCCATACATTTGTCTAATAAATTGTAATTCTGATTCTTCTTCAAACTCGTGAGCTTCGCTTTGCTGGCGTAACATATTAATATCTCTTAAAGTTAGTCTTAACTTACGAGTATCTTTTTTTTCTATTACGCTTTGATCACGGTCGTTAAAATATCTACGATCTACCGCAAAGTCATTTTGTTGATCATTAAAATAAAAAAATTCTCTTAGAAGCATCTAATATTTACCAATTATGCCGGCGGAGTCGCTGCTGGCGTGCCTGTTGCTTCTTCCGGAGCTGCTGTTTCTGCTTGCGCTGCTGCGGCCATTTCGGCCGGAGCTTCTGCAGTTTGAGACGCTGCTTCTACCCCTACTGCACCAGGTGTTATACCTATGCTTCTCATTTGACCGGCAGAATCGGTTGTAGGAGTAAGATTGGCTGCATTTTCTTCTTTCCACAAGCGTTCGTTTTCTTTAATTTCTTCTTCGCTTAGTCCTAAAAATCTCTTTAATCCAAAGCGTTTACTTAGGTATGGTATTTCGACCATTTGTGCAAATATGGCTGCTCTAGTGGTATCTAATTCAGCTTGTCTATAGGCGGCAAAGTTTTGCGGCTCATTAAACTTTAATTCAAAAAGGCTGTTGTCAATACTTATACCGTTATTTTCTAACCATAGTTTAAATTCTAAATCAAACGTTTCGACAATATTTGCCTGCAATCTTTTGCAGTATTCATTAAAGCGTAGTTCTTGAATATAGGCAGTACCAACTTTACCATCTGCTAGTGTGTTTGGTGCTTCGTCAACTGCTGTTGGTAGGTATGCACTTGGTATGCGTAGGGCACGGAAAAGTTTATTTGTAAAGTAACGTAGATCTGTGATTTCACCTAAATTAGTGCCGCCGGGTAATGTTTCAACTTTACTTCCACGGCCTTCTGCTGTTTGTGGAAAGAAGTAATCTTCACTTACAGATAAAGGATTATAACTAGCATCTATGACGTTTTGTCCGCCGCCAGTTGAGCTTGGAATACGTCGTTGATGAATTTCGTTTTTAACTCGTTCTACAAAACTCATCGCCATATGTGCTGGCATGTTGCCTACATCAACATAGAATATTCTGCGTTCTGGAGCACGTTGTATACGATATATGATAATCGCATCTTCAAGCAATTCTTTTTGCTTATAGACTTTAAAAACCGACTCTAACAGACTATTACCAAAAGGATAATTTTGATCTAATCCTTCTGATAAACTTATATGAACCATATGTTTGGCGTCAATTGTTACTTCATTTGTTTGATTATGAAAACGTGTTCCTGGAGGCTGAGCTGCGGAACCTACTAATCCTCGACCAAACCCTCCGCCAGATGTATAACTTGATGTTCCACTTGGGGATGTATTTGTAGTTGGATGTGGCGTCGTAGCAATTAAATCTTTAAAATTAAAATTTATATCTTTAACTACGTATTGCTCGGGTATTTTTCCTTCACTTTCATTTACAATAATTTTTGTAACTTTAGCAGCATCAACAAATAACCACTTTTTAGTTTCGGGATCTCTTAAAAAGAAACAGTCTCCGTATTTGAATGCGTTACGTACAATACGAAAAATTCTTGTTTCAAATTGCTGAGTCTTGCTCCATTTTTGCAAACTTTCTTTTAGTAATTTTACTTCTGTTGAAGTAGGTTTTCCTCTAAAATAAAAATGAAATGGTGTGGAATTTTCTTTATCTTTTTGTGTACAAAACTCTGCCAAAATATCTAAGGCTGCATTGACCTCTGAATCCATATCCATAGTATCATACTGCATATAACGTTCGATACGATTTGGGGCTCCGGCATACACATCCGGCAGAAAACTAGAATAATTTGTTCGAGCCGGACCGGGACGACTACCACCGCTGATTGGGCTGATAGATCCTGCTTGATTATCTACTTTTACTGGTGTAAAATATTTTTTCCAACTCATATCTATTCCTATTAGCCTGCCGAATTATAAACATCGCCAGTATTAAAATTCTTTTGAACTCTAAGTTGGTCACTATTTAAATTAGCGATATTTTGATTAATTGATATTAATTGTTCTAATTTAGTATTTAACAGTTCAATAGGGTTGACTGTTTTTTCTCCGGCGCCGCTGCCGGTTCCACTTCTCTTCATAGCAGCACCTTGCACGTCCGTTCTACCGGCCATGTCAAACATAGCTTTTCTGGCCTGTTGCTCTTCTGCCATTTTGGCAGCAGCTTCGTCTGCCATATTTGTTTTTGCCGCATCCATAATTGGCATGCCTGGTAAACTAGGTATACCAGCTGCACCTGGCATAGCACCATTCATCATACTGGCTAACTGTGGATTTGATTGAACGAATTTGTCAAATTCTTCTTTGCTTACTTGTTTGCCATTGATCTTAAATGTACTGTTTGGATCAAGGCCGGTAAGTTTTTCTGCTAGTGCAGGAGAGTCTGTACCAACCGGCAATGTTGCGCCCATCTTAGCCATTTTATCTGTAGCCGCGATTGCTGCGGGTGCCTTACTCCATTCTTTAGGAGGATTCTTTAAGTACTCAGCTACCTTGTCTCTATACATTTGCGGCACTTGCCCTAATGTAATCTTACCTTCAAATACAGCATATGCCCAGTTTCTTACAGACGGTTCGTCAAGTTTAGCTTTAACATCTTCTGGTGTTTTCTGTTCAGGTGGTTTACCTGTTTCAGTCTTAGCTGTTTCAACTTTGGCTTCTGGTGCTTTAGGAGCGGCTGACCAATTCTTAGGAGGATTGGCCAATATTTTGCCTACTTCGTCCATATAAGGTTTAGGCACTTGACTCATAGTATTTTTGCCTATAAAAATTGAATAAGCCCAATCGTTAGCTATCTTAGGATCAATTTTGCCTTTAACATCTTGTGCAGGTTTTGCTTCTGCTGGTTTGCTTGTGCCCACAGGTTTTGCTTCTGCTGGTTTGCTTGTGCCCACAGTTCCTGGTCCACCATCTACACCTAACAACATAGCACGTTCTTGCTCAATGCGTTTAGCAACACCTGCCTGCACAGAAGCAGAACTACTCTTAAATCTTGTTTGTACTGTCTGAGCTTTATAATCTTGTATAGCATTGATAATATCTTTGTCAGACATTTTACTTGTGTCTTTGTCTTTCAACGCTTTCATAATTAGATCAGTATTAGCACCATATTGATTAGCGGTACTCATGATAGCTTCCTGAACTCCTGCACCCCTACCACTCATGTCTAAACCTGCCTTCGACAATTTAGCCATTTGAGGATCGTAATGGGTTGTTTTAGCATGTGCTGCCTGTGCTTGAGCAAATTCTTTAGTTTGTCCCAACTCTCTCCATTTAGCATCGAACGCTTGAGACCCTACAGCTAAACCTTCAAATTGTTTTGCATATCCTGATTTATCTAAGAATTTTTGTAAGTCGCCTGTTTTACTCGACAGTTGGAATGCGCCATAGCTCTTACCGCCAAAGTCGCCGTGTCCTGTTGAAACTGTGCCAGCCTTGCCTCCAGCTTCAAAATGTGCTGCCACCGCTCCAAGGCCAGTTATTTGACTGCCTTTTGGTAATGACATTGGAGCTACTGCCGGACTTGGAGCACCTGCCGCTCCTGCTAATGGTTTAACTCCAGAAACCATTTCTTCAAACGCTTTCATTCTTTGTTTGAGAGCATCCATTTCGGCTTTTGCTGCTTCTTTTTCAGCATCGGTTTTTGCATTTTGCATTTTGGCATGAACTTGAGCTGCTTGTTCTTCGATAGCCTTTTGTTCTTTGACAATCGCTTGTTCTTTTTTAGCCTTATCTATTTTATCTGCAAAGAATCCACCTTGTTGACGACTAAACGATTCTAACATAGCCAGAGGACTAGACATGTCAACACCTCCACCTAGTGCTTCTTTTTTCTTATCCTCTTCTTCTTTATTCAAACCGCCCATAGTGGCCATGTGTGATTTTCTTTGTTGAAAGTTTTGTTGATCTAATTTAACTGCTTTCTTTTCTTCGTCAACCCTAGCGTACCTTGCTTTAGCGTCTTCTTTTGCAACTGTTTTTGCTCTTTCAAAATCTGCTGCTCGTTGTTTTGCTGCTAGTTCTCTGGCTTTTCTATCCTCTTCTACTTCTTTGGCCATAGCATCGCCCATGTCTCCAAATTTACCTAATCCGGGAATCTTTCCTACAACTTGAAGTAGTCCAGCAATTAATTCTTTGAACCAATCTTTGACATTCATAATTGTGTCGCCAAAGTCTCCAACAATTTTTTCTAATCCTGCAACAGCAGCTTTGACACCTGCTGCTGACAAATATGTTTTTAATAATTCAAATGCAGTTCCAACTCCGCCTAGAATATTTCTAACAAATTCAGACTTCATTGCTACTTCTGCAAACCAAGTTACTATACCTGAGGCCGCATTTATTACCATACCCAGTATTTCACCAAGTGCTCCAAAATATCCGCTGACCACTGCTCCTGCTGTTAGAATAGTATTAACTAATCCGTCTGTTCCTCCTGTAAGATTACTAAAGGATGAAAATAAATTTTTTACAGGATCTATTAAACTCATTACAGCATCAAATACTCCTTCAAATACAATTATTCCCGCTCTTATCACAGAAGAAAATACTGGGAATACAGCATCTGTTATTTCTTTTATTGCGTTGCCAGCACCACCAATACGTTCATCAAATTGTTGGAACATTCCTGTTAAAGTCAATATAACCGGCTGTAACATTGTGGTAATAGCAGCCGCTATTGCTGTAAATGCAGGAACTACAACATTCATTATAGGTGGTATTAGAGCCTGTATAACTCCAAATAGAGCTTGTATAGCCGGAACAACAAATGTTGAAATGATACCCACTACCTGTTCAAAAGTTTTCATTAACACATCTAATATTCCAGAATTAGCTAACATTGCGGTAAAAGAATTGCTAATTTCTGCAATTCTTTCTTTGAACTTATTAATTTGTTCTGCTAGATTTGCTTTTTCTGCTGCTGCTGCCTGTTCCCGTTGAATTTCTGCATAAGATTTACTTGATGCCGAAGCTGCGTTCATCACACCAAGCATAGTGCTTTGCATGTCTTGATTGTATTGAGCTTGATCTTTTAAAACATTTTGTCTTACTTTGGCTTCAGAAATTAAATCTTGTCTAGCTCTTAAAGACTGATCCATTGACATCTTGCCGCCGGCTTTAAGATCTCTTCCCATAGCCATAGCATTATTTGCGGCTGCAGGAAGTGCTGCTGCAAATTTCATACCAGCTTCACTGGTAACTTGACCAGTGGCTAACATTTCTTTAGCACCGTCTCGTAATTCTTCTGGTAGACTGTTAATGTAGGCCATCATAGCCTTTTGTGTCTCGGCGTCTTTGCCTAATAAAGCTGCTCTGAATTGTGCATCAGCCATTAATTTGTCGTTGGCTGCTTTTTGTTGTGCTGCACTTTCACCGGTTAATCGACGTAGTGCATCTAGGTCTTTGAGGTATGCTCCGGAACTTTTTGCCAGCTGCTGCGTGTTCATATTTTGAGCTGCGCCAGTCTTACCTATTATGGCTAGATATTCGGCCATACCGTTGTTAATTTGTTCTGTGCTGAAACCCATTCTCATCAATTCAGCACCTACCTGAGATGATCTAATTTCTTTAGACAACTGAGCAAATCTTCTTGCACCGCCTTCAGTAGTTCCTCCTAAGTAAACCATAGCTTGTGCATTTTGAGCAATCAATTGTGCAAACTTGCCCATTTCCATACCGGCAGTAGAGGCGGCGGCTACAAGATTGTTTAGATTTCCACCAAATGTTGCTCCTACGGAAGCAGCCGTTGAATAGGCAGAGACCATCTTTTCGGCTGCGCCAGCAGCAGCTGAAAATGCAGCAGCGGCCAATGATCCTATAGTGCCTAACACTCCTGGTAATTTAGATAATGCGTTTCCAGCTACACTTGCTGCTCCTTGGATACTATCACCCATGTTAGCCAGTTGACCGGCTAGGTTAATAGCTGTATGCCCTAAGTTTGCTAGGCCGTCTACTACTTTCACTGCTGCGTTGGCAGCGAGCATTAATTGTCCCGCAGCAAATCCGGCACTTGCTCCAGCTAGTCCCATAGATGTGCCAGCAGCTTTGCCAGCGATGTTAAGTCCTTTAATTAAACCGCCAGTTGCAGCGCCAGCTAGCTTCAGCATGTTTGATAATGCTCCTGCTGCGCCAGCTGCTGCACCTAACCCTGCACCTAACCCTGCAGCGGCACCGCCTGCGCCTCCGCCGCCTCCCCCAGCTGAAGTTTTGGTATTAGTGTTCTTTTGAACACCTTGCATAACTTTCAAAATTTCTTGGAGGGTAGCTTCTGAAGCAGCGTTTTTGGCTTCGATTATACCAATACCTGGAATATCGATTTCAACTTTTTCAGCCATTAATTAAAATCCTTAGAAAAATGCGCATATAAATAGAATGCTATTATTGTATTTATTGGAGATAAAATCCGTGGATGATAACCAAAAACCTAAAAAAAATGTGCTGTCTAATTATTACAGACAGCCAAAAATTTATATCAAGTTACCCTCAAAAGGCGACTTCTATACTCAAGACAGCTTAGATAAGAGTGTGTCAAACGATTATGCTGTATTTGCTATGACAGCTAAAGATGAATTAATGTTGAAAACACCAGATGCTTTACTCAACGGACAAAGTACAGTAGAAGTTATTAAAAGTTGTATCCCTGCTATACAAGATCCTTGGCAGATGCCTAGTATTGACGTGGATGCTTGCCTAATTGCTATTAGAGTGGCAACTTATGGCGAAACAATGGAACTTACTACTAATTGTCCTCATTGCGAAGCAGAAAACACCTACGGCATGAATTTAGTTAATTGGTTAGACTCGATGACTAGTTTTCAATATAGTAGTGAGCTTGAAATTGAACCATTAAAAATACACATCAGACCTTACAGTTATAGAGAAATGACTGAGACAAGTTTGAAAACAATTGAGCACCAAAAGATTTTTCAAATTATTAACGATTCTGAATTATCCGACGGCGAGAAATTAAAGAGATTTGGAGAAAGCTTTACTAAACTTACAGCCATGACCGTGGATGTAGTGGCTAGATGTATCAGCAAAATTGAAACTCCTGAAGGTGAAACCGACGATCCAAAAGATATCAGTGAGTTTTTACATAATGCTCCAAAAGAAATATTTGAAAAAATTAGTGGTCACATACAAGATCTAAAGAAAAAAATTGATATTCCTGCTCAAAATGTAGCATGTGCTGAATGTACAAAAGAATTTATTATGCCTGTTAGCATGGATCAATCAAATTTTTTCGCCGTAAGATCTTAACACTACCCTTGCCAGAGATCTTACAGGAAGTTAAGCGTCTAGACAAAGAAGCAAGGGATATTAAAAAAGAAGCACTTAAAATGTGCTGGTATATGCGTGGCATGAGCTACACAGAAGCCATGCACCTAAGCTACGAAGAACGTTTGATTATAGGCGAGATTATCAAAGATAATCTAGAGACTACTAAAAAAACTGGTCTTAACTTTTTCTAAAAAAGCTAAAACTTTCAGCAATCACCTTACCGTTGTGTACAATACTGGCTGTCTGCTGTTGAGGGGCAGCTGGCGCAGCAGGTGCTTTCTTCTTAGCAGCAATCTTAACAGGCTTTTTGCCGGCAGGGGCTGCTTGTGCTGCAGGAGCAGCGGTATGTTTAACACCAGTTGGTGTTGTAGTTACAGTTCCGCCTGTGCTGCTCTTAGCAGGTGTGCTTAACTGTGCAGCCATTTGACCCATTGCGCCAGCACCGCCTGTTGCCGGAGCAGTTGGTGCTACGGCCGGTGTTTGTTGTAGACTCTTTTGTAGTAGAGTTAAAATTCTTTGTTTACCTTTTTTGTCAAGTTTGTCTATATTTGACTTAACCTGCATGTACAAAGTCTGTCCAGCTTGGTCAGTTGGCTGTTGTGCCAAAGCCGCGGTGGTTTTAGCCACAGCTTTTTGAGCCGCAGCACCTTTTGGTGCTACAGCAGGTGCAGTACCTTGAGGGCCAGCTTTGTTAACAGCCTGTGCAGACGGTACAGCAGTATCACTAGGTTCTGGTGCAGCAGCTTGAGCAGGTGTTGCCTGTGCTGCTGGCGCACCTTGTGCTGGTGCTTGTTGTGCGGCAGGAGCAGTTTGTGCAGTTGAGTCATCAGGTGCTGCACCTGTTCTAGCTGCTGCAGGACCATCACCAGCAAGTCCTACTACATCTTTACCAGCTTGATAACCTTTCTTAATGGCTTTGCCTAGTCCAACAGCACCGCCAATTGCAGCACCAACGCCTTTGCCTAGAGCACCAACACCCTTACCAACGGCTGTGCCAATTTTGTTAAGGATAGGACCTTCGTCTAGCTGTTTGCTTTCTACTAAAATGTCTGCAATTTTCATTTTATGCTGTTCCTAATTGTTTTTGTAGGTAGGCTGCTATGCGCTGTTTACCTTTTTTATCTAATTTCAAAGCCATGTCTTTAATTTCTTTATAGCTCATAGCTGCTACGGGCGTTTCCGCGCCTGCTGCGGGCTCAGAACTAATCTTCATATCGGTGTAAACTTTATTTATTACTTCGTCCCCAATGCCCTGGCCAGCTAAGAACTGGCGCAACTCTTCAGAATCTGTTGGAGCACCAGCTTTTTGCCATGCTGAATTTAGTTTGTCAGCAGTGACTTTGGTAGTTACGTTATGTGCTTTCTTTTTAATCCAATCTAGAGGACCTTCAGTTAAAACTTCTAAACGGTTAAACATCATGTATACCTGTCCCTCGCTTAGTGGACGAGTTTGACGATATACACTTTCTTTCTTTTGCATGCCGCTGGCCTGTGCTGCACCTTGTGCAGCAGCACCTAGAAAGTCCATGCCCGATGCAAATGCTTTGGCGCCTGTGGCTACAATATCTCTAATTTCTTTATTGGCAGCAACGTCTGCTAGATATTCCGGAGATTGCATAACGGCCACAGCATCTTTGGCCTGATTCCATAGAGTTTTACTTAATTCATAATCACCATTAGCCCACGCATCAGCAGCATCATTAACTAGATCGCTTATGGGCATAACATCTTTTTCGTAGCCATACAAATCTTTGATTCTAAAATCAGCAAATCTATTTCCGCCGGTACCTATTTCTCGAAAGGTACTGCCTATGTTCATTTTAACTGCACCCGGGAATAGATTATCTTTTACAACATCAATTCC